TTTCCAAGAAAGTTCTGTGATCTTGTGTGAAACTTTATCCAGATTTACAGTCGGTCCTTCTGGGTGATTCAATTCACCTACCGCTCTGTTCTGGGAAACTTGTTCTGTAACGTACTTATCTACCGCTGATTCCATAATAGCTTTTGGATAGATACGTCCATTTCTATTCTTTGCTTCTGATTGCATGAATACGCCTTCGATAAAATGGTTCTTTGTACCATCTTCCTTAGCTTCTACAATACATTCAATATTTTGTTCGTTATATTCAGCAATCAGTTTCATGTTTAACCTCTTACTTCTACAGCTGCAAATAAAACTGTAGCAGCACCGGCAAACAATTTGTCTGTTTTAGCTTTGTAGATGTTAACAGACTCTCCTGCAGCAAGTGTCATTGTACCTAGTGCAGTACCAGCTGCGTCTGTTTTTGTAACCAATGCAACAGCTGCAGCAGTATTGACTGCTCTAACTACGCTATGCTTACTAAAATCAGATGCAGCGCTACTGCCGTTAGCAGCCGCTTCTGTTGTTAGTGGACTTACTATCATCTGTTATCCTTTATATGTTTTAACAAACTGTTGAGCCATTTTCTCAGCTTCTTTCTGAGTCTTATAAGCGTCTAGTCTATCACCATCTATATATACCACAAATCCTGCCTTTTCTTTGTTGATCTTAACAGGAACGCGATCAAGCTTTTTGTTAAAGACTTCTTGTCCTGAAGGACGTCTCTGCAGCTTTTCTCTAAGTTGTCTAAACGTTTTCATTTCAACACAGTCTCTTTAATTGTAATTTATTTATATAAAATAAAATTTCGGGAAAGATTATTGCTCTTCTTCGTCAGATTCGGAATCTTCTTCGACATCTTCAGCATCTACTCCATTGAATACAGAGTCAGCCATTTTAACTTTCTCTTGCTCCAATGAGTCTGATACACGGTCGCCCATGATGTCAGCAAATGTAGGTGCTGCGCTTGCAAAGTCTTGATTAATAACTTGATCCAAAAAGTCTGTTACTTCTGCCATTTTATACTCCACTAATACTCATTTGGTTGTTGAGGTTCATTATCTTGATTTTGTTGATTATCTTCATCATTATCTATATCGCCAGATTTGACCTCATCTTCAATCTGTTTCTTCATGTCGCCCATTTGATCATCATCCATGAACAAAACATTCTTCATAACATATTCCTTAGAGAAGAATTCTCCAACATATTGTTGCATCATATCTAGAGTTTGTAATCTCTCTCTAAGCAATTCTGCATCTTTGAGTTCTGTAAAGTGACTGTCTCTTACATACTCAATATTGATATCTTCTTTCCAAGTATTCCAATCTTCATCTGTAATCACTCCTTTGAGGATTAGCTGCTTCTTCAGAATATTGTAGAATAAGTTATCAAATCGTGCACGAAGTCTATCAATGAACTTCTGGAACTTCAATTCATCTCTAGTGATCTCTGTTGATCGACCTAATGAGAATTGTGATTCTTGTTCTAATCGATTGATTGGAACATTTAAAGATCTATACAGGCGCTTTTGGAAATAAACAATATCATCTATTTGTCCAAGATTTTCACCGCCTGGAAGTGTAGAGATTTCTGTTCCACGGCCACCTTCTCTACGAGGGAGCCAAAAATCTTCAAGCATCGACATATGTTTGCGATCATCTCTAATAGCTCCTGTGTTTGCATCATAAACAAGTTTGTTACGATACTTTGCCATGATACCTTTCATATACTCTTCTGACTTACCTTTAGGAAGGTTGCCCACATCAATATAGAATATACGTCTTTCTGGTGCACGAGCCAGACGATAGATAACTAAAGAGTCTTCCATCATACGCAATTGGTTAATTGGCTTCAGTGCTTTATGCAAATGGGAAACTACTTTCCTACGTGCTTCATCTAACAATCCAGATGTCACATAAGAAATACTATCAGAAGTAATTTTAATCCCTTGATTTGTACTACCTGGCTTTTCTTGATAAAGGTAAAACTCATCAACACGCTCAACTAGTGTTGCACCGGTCTCAGGATCTTTTTTCTTTTTAATTTGCTTAACTTTTTTAATCTTAGCAGCATCGATAGGTCTTACTTCTTGAATACCAGCTTTAAGATTCTTTTCGTCTAATACTAAGTGATGAAACATTCGCCCATCAATGTACCAACGCTTAAACATGTCGTGACCCATGTCACCAAAGTTTAACATAGAGAGAACAGATGTAAACTCTTCTGTCATCGCTTTCTTAATTTGATCACTGATGTTATCAACATTATCTAAATTTAATCTTA